GTTCTGATACACCCCCCAAATTAAAAATTACTAATTAACGTCAATATTCCTATTAAAGGTAGGAAAAACCACCCTGATTATCAGGTGGAAAATGACCTTGAAATTTAAATTTAATGGTACTAAACACGACACTTAGCAAGAAAATTACTTTTCGCAACTTCATACCCTAAAGGAATCTCTTTTAAACGACGCTTACTAAGTGCAATATTTATGCAGTGTCCAAATCTTTCATAGAACTCACGACCATGATGAAAAGCGAAATTCATAGCATTCTCTAAATTTTCATACAATTGTAAAATAGGATCCTCAGATTTTCTAACCCAATTAGTCAATTCAAAAATTGTATTCTGCGACAACGGAGCCAACCAAAAATACGTTCCTTCCATCAACACAAAACCATTCTTCAAAAATGTACACTCCCCTAATGACCGTGTCTCATATAACATCTGACCTTTATCTTCTGATGTGTATTCAATATGGTGAGACGCAAAGAAGTTACTCACTGAAAGCAAATTAAACCACTGTGCAGCATCATACTTAACTGACAACAAACCATCATCACCATAATACACCTCAGCTACATTTTGATGAAATCTATGCATACTTGCCATCATAGGAGCTTTCTCACGAGCCAAAGCTAACCAAGCCAGTCTTATCAAGAAACAATGTACGAAAGTATTCAAAATAACAGTAATTGGACACCCAGAAGGATTTCCTTGATATTTACGATAAATTCCATTTAAACAAATATTCACAGTATGAATCATTTCTTCCAATAGCACCAAGCGCACCACATTATCCTCCTCTGACCAATCTGCTTCTGGATTTTTGCTATACCAATCATTAATTATTAAACACATTCTATACATGATATCAGGATCACATATTCCATCGAATGAATGAAAATCACCTCCAAAACAAAGGTTAGATTTCTTTCTCATTTTGCGTACCAAACGTGTCCAATCATAGGAATATGGGTCCATACCCACCGCAGAGAACGACTCAACATTATTGGAGTAGAACGAAACACAAAATGCCATAAAATACTTGCGACATAACTGCACAAAATCCGCTGGCGCTATCATGAACCCTCTAGCCTTCAACACATCAACCTTCCTTTCATCCTTAATACAATCGGTCCACACGCTTTTAACACGTAAACCAGACCTAGCCATAACCTCCCGTAATTGATATTGTTCACGATATTGATTGTTAGCAATACCATCTTCACTACTAGCACTATATAACCAAGTCTTTCCTTTCTCCCACGCAGGCTTTTTCAATACTCCTGATGGTGTTAAAATATATCCAGGTGATGCCGCTAAATTCATTCTATCACAATAATCAATACTGTCATTACCAAATACTGCTTCAAAATCTGTCAGTTTTCTTTTAGGCATACTCACTTTCCATTTTTGAACATCACACAATATATCATTTTTAATATAATCCAAATCATAAGGATTAAAAGGGATTGTTAACTTCCCATACTTTGATATAGCTCGCTTTAATGGACTATACCCAGGACTACACCTACTATCATTCGTTGTTAACACCACCGGCGCTGTAACAGGCTCTCTCACTAATGCATGTATTGCAGATTCTTCTATTTCCGTACGAGCAGGCAATTGAACACTATTATGATTATCAACAGCTCCTAAATACATAAAATTACCCTCTGGCTTCATTTTCATCAAATCCACATCTTTTGTTATAATTGATCCTGGTGTAATATCTATTGGTTTTACTTTTGACAAAATATCCGGCAACATTGAAATAGCTTCCTCAAGACTCTCACGAGTAACAATAGAAGACGCTCCTATATTCTTATCCACAGCACCACAAGTATGCACTCCCAACAATTTAGATCTAACATTATTAGAATCAGCCATTAAAACTGATCCACAATCTCCTTTTGTAGTACGAGCTTCATACTCCCACATAACAGCATTTTTAATAACTTCACCATGACTATCATAAGATATATCATATACCATTGTGGCTTCTACTGGGTGCACTATCAACAACTGTGACTCACTAAGAATATTCAATGTAGCAGGAACCTTATAAAAATTTACCTCCTCTGATTTTAGAAAATGTTGAGTTAATTTAGCAAACTGACCTGTTCTAGGTCCACACGCATAAACACAAATATCTTGATCTCTAATCTTTTTACATCTTTCAGGCTGAAACACATCCCAAAACTCAACACCATTCATCATAGTAATAACAAACAATTGACCAGCTTCACAATGAGCAAAGAAATGATATGGCACCATGAGTGTTCGACCTTCAACAAACAATCCAGCCATATTTACA